CATTTGCTCAAGCTGGTCTAGTTAATTTAGAAAAACTAGCCGAGTATGTTTTAAATACTGGATTTGGTGTAAAGAATGCAGCATCATTCTTAAAGTCACCAGAGCCACCACCAGCACCTGAAGCTCCACCAATGCCACCAGAAATGGCTGGCATGCCACCAGAAATGCAAGGCATCCCACCGGAAATGATGCAAGGTATGCCACCACAGCTACCACCTGGCATGATACCTGGGGCACCAATCCAAGGTCCAGCACCACAGGTTGGAGCAAATCCGGCAGCTTCTTTACAAGGATTACCGCCTGAAATATTACAAGCATTATTAGGCGCACAACAATAGATTTACAGTAATGTAACAAACTATCTATATAATAGATAGATACACGGAACAACCAATTAGAAGGATGAGGATTCCAAATGAGTAATGAAGAAATAAATATTGCTAGTACAATTGACGACGAGACTAACCCCATTGCAAGTGGACAAGTTGGTGAAGAGGTTGAGGTACAAGCAGAAACTCCAGAACTAGAACAAGAATTATTCGACTATACAGAGATTGCTGACAAGGTCATCAAACTCCAAGTAGATGGCGAAGAAGTAGTAGTTCCAGTAAAGGAGGCTCTAGCTGGGTATCAGCGTCAGGCGGATTATACCCGCAAGACACAAGAGCTCAGTGAGCAAAGAAAGCAAGTCCAGTACGCTAGTGCACTCCAGGAAGCCCTGCAAAGTGACCCAGCTGCTACCTTGCAGTTGTTAAATCAGCAATACGGTGTAGCTACCCAACCTCAAGAGGATGAGTGGATGGACCCAGCTGAACAGCAACTTCGACAGTTAGAGCAACGCATTGCAGCTTTCGAGCAATCAAAAGCTATGGATGAATTAACTAGAACTATCGATACATTGCAGAGCAAGTATGGTGAAGATTTTGATACAGATGAAGTTGTAGCAAAAGCTTTAGCAACGGGTTCAACGGATTTAGAAGCAATCTTTAAACAGATTACTTTTGATAAAGTTTATTCCAAGGCTTCGGAAGCTACTAAAAAGCTTTCAGAAGAACAGGCTAGAGTTCAGTCTAAGCGTTCAGCGACAATAGTCTCTGGCGGCACTGCAGCAAAATCACCAGTCACCACACAAACTGCACAACCTAAATCAGTTTTCGAAGCATTTGAAAATGCTAAGAGAACACTAAACCTCTAAACAAACAGGAGATATTAAAATGGCCGGAAATCCCGACTTTAATGCACTGTTGTCTACTACGCTGCAAAATTATCAGCCGACGTTGGTCGACAACATTTTTAAGGACCTTGTCCTTCTTAACCACCTCAACAGCAAGGGCAGAGTCCAAGTTGAAGAGGGTGGTACCTCAATCGTAGAGCCATTGATGTACGCAGTCAACAACACTGTTGGTTCGTACTCAGGGTATGATGCGATTGACCTCACCCCACAAGACGGAATCACAGCTGCTGAGTACCAGTGGAAGCAGATGGCTGCTTCTATCGCAATCAGCGGTATCGAAGAATCCAAGAACCGTGGCACCGAGGCAATCATCAAGCTTTTGAATGCAAAGATTATGCAGGCAGAAGAGTCACTCAAGTCAAGCCTTAACACCATGCTTTACAGCGATGGTACTGGCAACGGTAGCAAAGACTTTAACGGTCTTGGCAACATCGTAGCAACTGTGAATAACACGGTTGGTGGCATTGACTCAACAACAAATACATGGTGGAATCCATTCCAGGACACTTCAGCAACAACCTTGTCACAAGCTGATATGGGTAATGTTTACAACCAGATATCAAAGGGCAGCGATGTTCCTGACTTGATTATCACAAACACTAACCTGTTTGAAAAGTACGAGTCAACATTAAGCCTTCAGGTTCGTTACCAGGACGTTGCAAAAGCAAATGCTGGTTTCCAGAACTTGATGTTCAAGCAAACACCACTTGTGTTTGACCTTGCCATAGCAGCTGATGCAACTTCAGCACCAATGTACTTCCTTAACAGCAAGTACCTCAAGTTGACCGGCATGAACGGCCACTGGTTCAATACCACCGACTTCCAAAACGGAACTGTAGCAGGCGTTGACGCCCGTTACGCTCTCGTAATGGCTTATGGTGAATTGACCTGTTCAAACCGTGCACGTCAAGGCTACTTGTTAGCTGACGCTTAATAAGCAAAAGATGTAGTTGGTACTGGGAGTTGAAAGGTTGCCATCCTTCGGGTGACTCTCCCAGTATCAGCTATTTAATAATAAAACAAACAAACAACAATTTCAATCAACATGATTGATTAGAGAGAATAGGTAATAATCATGGCAACAACAAATAAATTCATAGTTCCAAGAGTAGTAACACTTCCATCGGACGTATCAGTAGCAGCAACAAACACCCCAATAACAGGCTTGTCCTTTTATGTAGCAGCTGGAGAAACCTACAAGTTTAAGTTTATTGTATCTTACACTTGTGGTGCAACAACTGCGGGTTCAGCTTGGGCCGTTAACGGTCCTGCAGCAACTCAAATTGCTTACCAGGTAACTCAAGCTACATCAGCTTCATCAACTTTGGTAACAACTTCAGTTGGTGTAATTGGTGCAGCATCAAGCCCAGGTACTGGTAATGCGTTAGCAACAGCTGGAAACATTGCAATTCTTGAGGGTGTAGTTACACCTTCAGCAGATGGTACTTTGATTGTTAACGGTATCAAAGATGCAGACAGCACAATTACAGTTAACGCACTTTACTCATCTTGTGAGTGGAGTCGCATTGACTGGCCAGCACAGCCATAATTTAGCTGACTAGGGTGTGCCGCCAGGGGTGTATTCCTCTGGCGGCATATCTTTAATACAACAAGACAACGAGGGAGTAATAATGACAAAAGAATTCGCACATAAAATACATACACCAATAGGTGCCGAAAGATACGGCACTGTGCCTGGTATTGAAAAATCTGGCATACAAGTTGGTTTTATGAATGCAACTGTAGAGCTAGCTCCACCATCTGGTGTTGAGTATGTTCCACCAATTCCAACTTGCATACATGTTAATCTAACAACAGAAATGCGTTGTAGAGGGCCGCGAGCAAAGAAGACTGAATATTGCATTGGTCATTTAAACCAGCAAGCTAAAGAAGCTAAAAAGTCTAAAGAATAGGATTATTAAATGGCTATACCTTTTCAAAATGCAAACCTAACACTTGCACAGATGCGCAGTTTTGTTGCGCAATTATCTGACCTAGAAATCGGTACAACTGAAAATGTTGATATTCAACTTGACTTGGTTAACGGTTTTATTAAAGAAGGTTTTCAAAAAGTTGTAGCCCTCAGTGTTCGTTGGCCATATTATCAAACAACTTATGGGCTTGGTATAGTCGAAAACGTTAGAGCTTATACATCTTTTGTACAAACGCAACCTACTGCAATTGGAAGTGCAACAAAAGCTATTACTGATATATTGCAAATTATTTCTGTAGTAAATAGTGATTCAACTTATTCTGGTAATTCATTAATATATCTTGACCAAGCAAAATGTGAATCTATTTGGGTTGGAACCAATGACCAACCAGGCCCTCCAGCATACTACTCTGTTTGGGCTGACCAATTAAACATTTGGCCAAAACCTGATAATAATTATTCATTTACTATTAGAGGATATCGCAACCCATCACTAGCTTGGTTGTCTGATGCCAACGCAGCAATTGACATTTCGCCGCAACTACAACTTCCTTTAGTTAATTATGTTATGGCTCGTGTGTTTCAGTATCAAGAAGATAATGAGATGGCACAAGCATACATGCGTAACTTTGAACAAGGTATAGCTGTATTAGAAAATAACCTTACTGCTTCAAATAGCAATCGTCAACTAATCATGAGTGGTGGCTTAGTCCTTAATGGACCACAGAACTCTGCATATGGTTGGTCAGATGGTCCGGGAATTCAAGTGATGCCAGGTAGCCCTAACCCTATAGCATTTGGTTGGTAACCAATGGCACAGATTCTTTTTGACCAACTGAGAGACTTTACTGGTGGCGTTAACTTTCGTGCTGACCAATTTCAGTTAGCACCAAATGAATCACCATTCATATTAAATCTTGACGTTGACCCACGTGGTGGTATCTTCTCCCGTGCTGGCTATAAAAAGAAAAACACAACTGCTGTATCGGGAAGTTGGAATCCAAAAGGTTTATTTAATTATAAGCATTCTACAATTCCATCAATCATGCTTACTACCGGCTTTACTGGTGGAGCTACTCCATCAAACGGAAGAGTGTATTACTCAACTGGGAATAACTTTACTACACTAAACACTAGCTCAATTGCAGCTATGAATGTTCTATCAACAAATGGCGCAAGCATGACACAGTGGCAAGATACACTGTATATGGCCGTTGGTAAAGATTCATCCAATATGTATAAGTGGATACAGGGTGACACATACGTAACTTCCCTAACTGCATCAGGCCCAACATGGCAGCCATATCAGATACCAGTTGGTGGTTACATGCCTCGCGCAGAACTAACAATTGCTCATGCTAATAAATTATTCGTAGCTAATACAAAAGAATATAATAATGATGCTACTCCAACATTAGTTGATTATCCAAATAGAGTTCGTTGGTCACACGAAAACTCTCCAGAGAACTGGTATCAACAAGACTATATAGACATTATTGCAGGCGGAGAAGGTATACGTGGGCTTGTAGTTGTTGATGGTCAGCTGTTAATCTTTAAACCTAAAGCTATTTATTTGCTTATGGGCTATGACGCGGATTCATTCCAGTTAGTAGAACTTACAACAGTATTAGGCATTGATTATCCACAGCAAGTTGTTGCTGGTAATGG